TCTACTTTTTTTAATCTATCAGGCCAAAGAATATATTCTTTCTCTGGATTCCTTTTTAGATTATTAAGTAGAGGCGTAATAGTATTATACAGTTTGTCAAGTCTGTCCTTGATGTCTGTGGCTTCAGAAGCTACAGTCTCAGTCTGCTTAGCTGCTTTCTGGACGGCTTCTAGTTCGGCTTCATCTACTGCAGTGAAACCAAAATCAAATAGTTCTTCAGTCAATTGATAGTCCTAAGTTTACGTTAATTGTATCGCCTACATTATATTTATGTCCTGTAGTAGCTGTACCTTGCATACCATCATATGAGAATACAATCTTATATGCAGTGACAACTTTATTAGTTATTTGATCGTAAACAGTCTTACATTGCTTTTGATCTTTGTAACCTGTTATAATTTGTTCTTTACCAGCAGATTTATCAGCACCAACTAAACCACCAATAACAACACCAGCATTACGTCCACCATTATCACCAGTTAGTTCTTTACCAATAATACCTCCAAGAATCATTCCAAGCAAAGCTCCTTGTGAAGCATCTCCTTGTCTTTGTACTGTTTGATAGATAGGTACTTGAACATAACTACAACTTTGTCTAGGTATATGAGACGTAGCATGTTCAAAGATAGGTTCCACTGAAATAATTTCAGCAGGAACAGTTTTTTGCTTATTGATATGATGAGCAAAGGCTGGATTAGACATAGCCATTGCAAAGGCTAAAATTAAGAAAAATTTATTCATAGTCTCCTCTATTTTTTACTATTTCTTCTTGTACGTCTAGCTTTGCGTTTTGCAGAGCCCATTTTTCTTCGTCCAGAAGGTGGTCGATTCTTACGCGGCCATGGCATTATATAATTCACTCTCTAGTTTGTATGCTTCTATTTCCCATGGTAGTTCCATATATGGTACTTGAGGCTGAGGCTTACCCAACCATTGAGTTTGCGTCAACCTACCAGAAACATATTGTTCAACATGAATCATTTCATGTATTAATATCTTTTCAATTGTTTTTTCACAATATCTTTTATTTATCTCGATTTCAAATTGACCTTTGTCAACCTCAACACATCCACCACCTTTGGTGTTTACAAAGTCAATATCAATTACTATAACTTTGTTATGTTTCTTAAACATCTCATGTCGAGAGATAAAATCCATTACACGACTAACAATAGCAACTTGCTCGTCAGTTCCATTATCTACATACCAATCAAGCAACATCTAAAACTCTTTCCAAAGTTTCATTTTCACTTTGAATTGCTGCATCTTGAAGATGTGCTCCAAGAGCTTGATAAAGAGCTGCTGCAGCATCCATATCCATTTTTACTAATCTTTCAGCTAATGAATTTTCATCAGCAATACTTACATAATATTCAAAAGGTTTAACTGACATATTTGTCCTCCATTTCATAATACCTTTATCCCATATTATGAAAAGGAAGTCAACAGCTAATTTAATTTTTTTGAGGATTTTTTGATAACCATTCAGTTTTTACTTCTACATTTTCAGGTAGACTTATCTTAGGTTGTTCATGGTTATGATGTACAACAAACTGTGTCTGGGGAAACTCTCTAAACAATCCTTCCCAGATAGGTCTCCAGTTCTCTGCAAGTCTGTGAGTGTTGTTAGCATCTCTAGGACTATTAAGAACGAGGTCTGTTGTACTTGTTAAGTTGAAATCAAATATAGAATCAAAGCCATACATATGAATCTCATCACATTTTAATAGATTAGCAACATAATGAGTACACATATGTCCACAATTAAAATCAGTATAGTTTGGAGCATATGGTGGAAGAATTAAATAGAACGATCGAATAATAGGAGCATATTTCATATAAAATTGAGGATTAGTCTCACAATACTTCTTAGGTCTAGCTCCACAGATCCATTGATACATACTTAAATTCACACTACCTTCATTGATAGCATTACACATTTTAAAATCTACAATAGCTGTTGCATAAACATCTGCTATAGGCATTGGAGGCATGTTACAAGTTAATTTGAATCCTTTTGATGGTTTGTATAGTCTAAAACTATCTCCATTACCAATTATGTGTGCAACCTTACTCATTTATCTGTTCTCGCTTCTTCATGTATCAAAACTTCAATTCTTTGTTTTCCTTTTGGTCCAGTCCAATGAATAGCTAATGCATCTTTATCATTAAAACCATCTAAATAGTTTATTCTCAGAAAATTGTATTTCATTGGAAGTGTCTCAATATATATTACTCTTCTTAAAGGATCTAAAATACTATGGAGTACTTCTTGATCTCCTACTCTAGGATTATCATGTACAGCTTTTTTCCATTCATGTAATATTTGAGGTCGTCCTTCAAAAGCTACAACTCCTGAATTATGCCAAGTTTCCTTTCTACGTTTACTCCATGGTATATCTTCAGCCATGGCTAATCTTTCTCCTACTATATGATCAAATACACCGGACATATCGCCACGTACTTCGATATCTGTATCAATCCAACAAGTTTGCTTAGAAGGAGTATTCAACATAGAAACAGGTTTTAAAAACCATCCAGCCACATTATCTGGAGCTCCTGTTATCTTGCCTAAACCAGCTGTACTATCTTCAACCCATTTTACCATATCTGGTGTCATTCCAAAGTCCATAACAATTAATTGAGTATCATTATACTTTTTGTAATTTTTATAAAACCATGGTAACATCCATTGAGTGTTTTTATCACACCCTGTCATAAAACATCTATGCATCTATAATCTCTACTTTGTTGTGTTTTGCTATACACCCTGTTGAATTTTGTATTGTAGTAAATGAATCATTTGCAATAACAGGCCAAGGGTAATATTCTTGAAGAAACGGAAAAGTAATAATGTTCAAGAACACATCAGTTGGTCTTGCTTTTTCTCTTGCAGTTGAAATTAATATCTCTGCACCTTGTGGGCTAACTCTATATGCATGAGCTCCTGGGAAATATTGTTTAGATGTAAGTTCATTTACTCCTAATTGTTTTGGATTTATCCATTTTCCATATGATGGATGGCCAAAGGATATACAACCATTAAAAGGAATATCAGGTATCTTGTCGACAAGAAATGCATCATGTTCAAATATTGTTACATTGGTTTGTGTAGCTAAGCTATGTTCCCATAAAGAAAAATGAGATAAGAAAGCAGCTACTACATTAGGTAGTCTTGAATACTGTTCTTCAAAACCTTCTTTAGGTATTCTTTTCTCTGATAAAATCTGATCTAAATTATCTCTAGGTGTTGTAGCTTTCCATTTTTTTATAGGAAGTCCTACAGACTTACCTGATTGAATACATCTATCGGCAGATGCAATAGATTTTTCATTATCTAAAATTGTTATTACATAATTTTGCATCATCCACTCACATAAGGTTTACCATCTTTAAATTTAGCATAATGGTTTTTTTGATTATGAATTTTACCTAACACTTCTTGTAGCTCATTCATCTCTCTTCTAAGTTCTGGAGATGATGCTCCTTGTGCAATCGCAAGTCCTCTACGTCCTGCTTTTGCTCTCAAAGCATGTTCTATTATTTCTATATCTCTAACTGATAATTTGAAAAGTGTATTTGGTTTTGTCATATTGTTGTAGTAGATTGAAGTCCTTGAACTCGTGTATAAAACACACTTGATACACCCATATTACTAATGTTTTGATAGCACATTAGAGCATCATTAGGCCAAGCTCCAATCTCTCTTACTTTATCTATTACTTTTTTAGCACCGTTTGGTTTCATTATATAAGCTGAGTTGCCAGCTAATCCTTGAGGTACTTGCCACGAATCTATTACAGGGATTGGTATTGCAAGGTCAGCTGTATCTGTACTAACAATTATTGATTTATATTGTTGAGCTTTTCGTGTTGCTCTCAATGGATCGTTAATACCTATTATATCATATTTAGTATCTAATAAACCCATGTCTAAAGGCATAACAAATTCTGCATCATGTTCTAATATCAACATTGGTTTAAAATAATTTTGTTGGATCTTTAACCAAAGATGATAGTGAGATACAAAACATGCTATTCGTTTATCAGGATCAGCAGTTTGATAAGCAGACTTTGTCAATCCAGTTTTCATACATGGTTCTTGACCCATCCAAGGCCATGTCCATTGTAAATATGTTTTAGCAAATTCTTCTTTTACATTATCTGGAGTAATTGCATCAAATCTTTTTATTTCAAATTTATTGCCAACGTCTTTAGATGATTTGACTAATCTCTCAAAACCTCTTTCAGATACATCATTATCTTTTACAACAATTGCATATGCTATCATGTTCCTAAACCTACATATCTATCAATTGAGGCTCCTCCGTAAACACAATGGTGATTATCACCCTTACTTAATACTTGATACCAACCATATTCAGCAGGCCATAAATTTTTATCTTCATACAATTTAAAAACATAATTTGGATCTAATAATTTTTTAGGATGTATTATAAGAGGATCATTAATCCAATAACTCCAATCTCTACTCCAAACCTGATCAGTGTCTCTTGTTATATAAACATGATCAATGTCTTTAAATGAATGAAGATCTATATGTCTATTTCCTCTTATTCCAAAACCAATAGCTTGACTTTCATTATATGATTTATCCAGATAATATTTCCAATTGACTTTCGTAGAAACTACCGTATCCCATCTACATCTAACAATCATATCATATTTTTGATTATCCCATGACATTTCAGGTAAATTTTGTATTTGATGTGCATGAGCTATAATTTGTTTATTAGCATGGATTAGTTTATCGTCTTTTGGAAATCTACCTTTTAACCAATTACGTTTATAATCTTCATACTTAGGATGAGGATTATCTGTTACACATTGATACCATGGATTATAATGTAATTGAGGTTCTGGAAACAAATCTGCTTTGTATCTCTTAGAGATGTCATTTTGTTGTTCTTCCCATGTAGCATAAAACAAGTCTCCGTCAGGAAACGCTTTCTTTAACAAATCTACATGATGATCTACATTACCTCTAGCTATACCAGAGATACAAATTGCTATTTTCATTTATGAATATTTACTTTTGAATTTGTTTCTTAAATACTTATCTAATTCGTCTGGTGTTCCTAATCCCCACATTTCTTCAACATGATAAGGTATTATTTTTTTACCATCAGCAATTGCTTCATTATATACAGGACATACATAAAATTCATTGTTTGTCCGAATATTTTTTTCAAACATTTGATGAGCATACTTTACAAAATCTGAACCTCTTCTCCACCAATAAAATCCTACAGTTGCATCATTAGAAATTACTTTTTTCTCAGCTACTTCAGTAATAACTTTATTTTCTATTTTAGCATATGATGCACTAGGTTTATCATATTTGAAACATGGTATAGCACCATCAGCATCACTCTGCATAACTCTATTAATAAAGTCTTGTGACCCCCACTTCACCCATTGATCACTATTTGCAGTAAACAGAGGTGTGTCATTATCAATCATACCAGCTGCTAACATTACAGTTTCTGCAGCTCCTTCAGTCATATGGTCAATCTCGATAACCTCACAATCAGGTTTTACTTCTCTCAATCTTTCATGGAGGTTATATTTTACACAATGATCTGCTTGGACAATAAAATAATACTTACCATCTAATCCTAGATTTTCAAGAACTAACTCTATCATAGGTTTACCATTAACTTTAATAAATGGTTTTGGATCTTCATATCCAGCCTCAGCAAATCTACTTCCTGCTCCGGCCATAGGAATAACAATATTCATCATACTTCAATAGCTTTCTTAATTGCAAACTGTGTTTCACCATGTCTACTAAATTGCATCAACAATGGATTCTCTTCTCTAAACTTATCCACAGCTTTTGTTACACCAGGTTTACCCCATTTAGTTCCTGGCCATTTATAATCATCACCAAACAGCATACCACCATTTTTAAGCATTGACAACCCATTTCTTAGATCAGACAAACATCCTTCATATGAATGATCTCCGTCAATATAAATCCAATCCAATTCTAGATGTTCTTTCTTCATCATCTCAAACCAATCAGTAGATAGCATTCTATGAATCTTAACTCTAGGTTCAAATTTAAATTTGTCTAAAACGTGTTTATAAACTTGCTCATAGTAATTCATAAACCCAGCTTCACTAATCTCATTTGTAATTTCTTGATACCTAGCAATGTATTCTTGAAACGACATTTCACTATTATTTTTGTAAGGCACAACTGACCATGAATCTACTAAATGAATTTCTTTTATCCCTTTAACTCGTGATAAAATACCTTCTGAAGTATTCCCCATCCAAACTCCAATTTCTGCTCCAACAGAGTTAGGTGGAATTAATCCAAAGATGTTAGGTGCATCTTTGTTTACTTGTACATTCATCATATCAGTTTTCTCCTATTATAGCCATATCAGAAACATCTAGTCTTTCTATATCCTCTTCTGCAGTATCTTTGCCAAATTGAATCTCTATAAGTTTCAATGTATTCTTAGTTTCGTTTGTAAGCATATGCCATTCATCTACACCAATATTAACCCATTGATGTTTTTTATATTTACCCTTGTATTCTAAATCAGTATTATGGTCGTTAATAGTACATATAGTAGCTTCACCTTGCATAATAAACCAATGTTCACTACGATCGTGATGCTTCTGCATACTTAGACTTTCACCAGGTCTGACAGATAACTCTTTTACTTTTATTTTAGATTTAAGGTCATTATTCTCATGGATAATCTTATAGTATCCCCATTTCTTTTCAGTCTTGGGAGCTTTCCATTGATCTAATATCCACCTAGAGCTGTTTCTTTTATAATCTCCACCTACACCAAATTCAAATTGAACATAATGAGTTTTACCATATACTTCATATTCTTTACAGTTTTCTTTTGTAACATCTCCACCATTAGCAAAACAAATTCTTTGTCTGTCGCTATTTTTAGATATTAACTGATAGATTGCATTGCAGGCAGTATCGTCTGAGTCATCAAATTCGATAACTCTGTCTACCATAGAAAGACTGGATATAACAGCTTCTCTTTCTTCATATTCCATGAATGGCCGACCTTTTTTTCTTCGTAACCATTCATCACTGTTTAAGCCAACAATAAGTTTTTTTCCTTTTTCTTTTGCTGCCTTAAATAATCTTATATGTCCACTGTGGAGAGGATCAAACCCTCCTGTAACTAAAACCTTGTCATAATGGTTCATCCAAACTTTTCCTCATTTCATTCACTTTTTCATATATACTGTCTCCAGTATGTAACCATCCTCCAACATTAGCTAACCAATTGTTACCAATACGCTCTCTAATCTCTTTAGCTAAGACAGGATTCATTCCACAGCTTAAAGCTGCTACACGATCGTTAGAAGAACACAATTCTATTGCTTCTAGTGTTTCTTCTTCAGATTCACCTTCTGGATAATAACCACCAAGCATACCAACATGGGCAGTATCAACACCAGCCATTACAAATAATTTTACAATTGTAGGCCATGATATAGAAAATCTATTATCAGGATCTGTAAGAATACGAATACCTGATCTTTGGAAATGAGTAATTAATCCCATTTCATTACTTGTAGTATATGAACCTAATCCTGACCAGAAATTAATATGAACAGCATCTCCACCTGTAGCTCTCACAGTCTGTAGGTTATCTACTAATTGTAAAGGATCTGCATTAATACAATAAGCATATACTACTTTTGAATTCTTTTTAGAAATTAAATTAGATATAGCAGATACTCTTTCCCATAAAGGAAGGTAATCATTATCAGCCATAATCTCATCTTCTTTGATAAAGTCAGCTCCACCATCAATCATTTGTTCAGTAATAGTAACTAACTGATCTTTTGTTAAACCACTTTTAGGTTTGATGATTGTACCAAATAATGGACGACTCTCAGCACTACATCTTGTTTTCATATTAGCCATTCCAAGAACTGGATCGTTCATCCATGGCAAGCCTTCAATATCAATTACACGACATTTTTGTACACATTCAATATCTGATTGTCCACCTTGAATAATACACAGCAACTGAGATATGTTTGGCCACTTCAAAGCCTTTAGAGGAAATTTAATCTTAACAATATTACCATCAATAGAATCTACAAGAGCTTCCATTTCTTTAATATTGTTTGCTGTCTCTATTTCAGATCTAATATTAGGATTACCAATACTTTGGCCTATAGCAATATTGTGAGCTGCATCAGCTATATCTGGTCCATCAACCTCATATGTTACTGTGTAATATTCCATTATGATACCTGTATTGCAATGTAAATGCAGAGACCAAGTATAATTAACTTACCCCAATCTAAATCAAAGTCTGTACCTTCTCCAAACCTTTTTTTAAAATCACTTAATTTCATTTAACCATCTCCATTAATTGTTCAACGTTCTCCCCACGTTGAGGTAATTTATCTTTAAGAAAGAAATGTATGAAATGTGCATCTTTCATCATCTCTGGAATAATAGCACTATACAATGCATTCCACTTATAAGTCAACGGTTTAATTTTCATATTCTCTTTCTTAACCCAAGTATTAAGTAATGTCTGATCTGTTGACCATTTCCAATTACCTATACCATCTACAAAATCTTTATGCTCTGCTCTCTCTATAAATTGTTTTGGTGTTTGTCCTTTAAGGTATTTAGCAATACTTTTATTGCATATCATCATACCCATATTAAAAAACTCTGCGCCAGATTGATTCCATTTCCAATCTAGTTTGATATTAGAATATTGCATATGAGAGTAATTATGTATCTTTTGCCTATACTGTTCTGTAATAGGCATATCTCTTTCTACTACTCCTCCAAAGTCATATTCTAATGGAACAGAATCAAATATATTAGGTGATCCTGGTCGTATCCATATATCTGCATCTATTATACCTATTTGATCGAATTGATTCAAGTAATCAAATGCATTTTCTTTTTCAAATATTGGAAGGTAACCCCCATGCTTCATATATGATTCTGTACTACGATTAGTAGCAAACACATCTGGTTTTATACTAAGAATGGGAAAAGTTTGAACAACATGAGATATACCATGTTCTCTACAATAATTTTTGACCGAGGCTACACAATGGTCATATAGCCTCGATCTATTTCCTACATAGACTTGATATATAAGTCTTTTCATAACAAAGGATTCCTTTAAGGTTTCATTGCATCTAAGCCAGGAAGATAATCTTCCATTCCTAATAGCTCAATATCAGAAAACTTACCACCAAATGGATCTAGTTTCCCAAGTTCAATTTCTTTTGCAGCTCTTGCTGCTAAGTGAGCTACATCAGTTGGCATGTTTGTGAATGGAGCCATCTTAACCATTCCTGTATCCATACCACCCCAAGTATCAGAAGATTCCCAAGTACCATCTAGTGCTGCTCTTACTCTTTCAACATAGTAAGGACCCCAATCATCAATGATTGCAGTTAACTGAGATTTTGGTGCAAATTTAATCATATCTGATGCTTGACCAAATGCCTTAATATTATTCTTTTCAGCAACTTGTAAAGCAGCTGGAGAATCAGTATGTTGTGTTATAATATCAGCACCTTGTTGAATCAATACATTAGCAGCATCTGCTTCTTTACCTGGATCGTACCATGTGTTAACCCAAATCACATCAATATCGAAATCTGGATTCACAGATGTTGCGCCAAGCCAAAAAGCATTAATACCACGAATTACTTCTGGTATAGGAAATGAAGCTATGTAACCAGCCTTTCCTTTTTTACTCATATGTCCAGCAATAACTCCTTGGACATATCTACCTTCATAAAACTTAGATGAATACACAGCCATATTATCTGCGGTTTTGTATCCGGTTGCATGTTCAAATTTGATATCTGGGAAATCTTTTGCAACTTTTAACATAGCGTCCATATATCCAAAAGAAGTAGCAAAGATCATATCATGGCCAGATAAAGCCATTTGTCTCATTACTCTTTCAGCGTCTGGACCTTCAGCTACTGATTCCACATAAGTGGTTGTAACATCATCACCAAATTCTTCAACAATAGCTAGTCGTCCTTGATCATGCATATATGTCCAACCATGATCTCCGGTAGGACCAACATATACAAATCCAATTTTTAGTTTATCTGCAAACGCAGGCGAAAATGCGAGCAATGCTAATGGCACTGCAAGTAGAATTTTTCTGAAAAAATTCATGCTGTGTAACCTTTCTTTTAATTGTTATCGTTCATCCACCTCTACTCTTTTTTTAGGTGAGGTTTTGTTTTTTGCAGTCAGAGCTTCCTTTCCATAGAAAGCTGCAACTATTGCAGCAACAGATACAAAGTACACTGCTGCCATATCGCCTAGAATAGAACCTGCTTGTCCCAATCCTAACCAAATAGCTAACACTACGGCAAATGGGTAAAGTAACATTCCCCACAATGCGAACCACGCCATTTTTCTCTGCGCATCCTGCTTAGCGTCTTCATTTTCCATATCACTACGCATGTCTTCTAATTCGATCATACGTTCTTCCATAGCAATCTCCGCGTCTGTTATTTCTCCATCACCGTCACGATCAAGGTGAGCCCACTTTGATCCCGGTTGTAATTTCTTTGCGGCGGCCATTTTCGTATTCCTCCAAAATTGTTTTTGCAAGGTCTATAGCTTCCTTGCAACGTTTCCTAAATCTATTGTTAGTTTGTCCGTTCTGAACAAACCACCGTAAATTATCTAGGGTTCCTTGCTTTTCAGGAATCTTATATCTAATAACTATGTCTTCCCAAGTGGAACGTAGTGTTAACAATTCTTCGAGTGACTTAGGTGATGAGTTCATAAATATCTTTCCAGTTTTTTACAAGTTTGATGTTTGGATTAGTCATATGCATGTTATGACCATGCTCAAGTAGATAACAATCTAAACCAACTTTTAATCCTGCTTCTGCATTCATAAGTTTGTCTTCTATCCAAATTAATCCTGAATCTTTATATACTGCTAACGCTTCATCTTTGTCAGCAGCTGTATCCAAATATGTAAAACCTCTAAAAGCTGTCTCACCAAACAGCTTTTTTAAATTCTCTGTTCTTAAATGACAAGCATGTTCATTCTTTGATAAAGATGTGATTACTTGAAAAGTAAATCCATGCTTTCTGTGAAGTAAATCAACATAATACATTGCATCTCTTTGAGGAGGTAGAAATCCAATTGCAGCTGATTTATTAAACATTGTGACATACTCTTTACCTTGATCAACGGTAAGACCATATCGTTCATTCATTTCGTAGCTACCAGGTACGATTTCTTTTAGTTCTCTACCTTCTCTAAACCAAACGTGCTCTTTAAGCCAACCTTTAAAAGCCCATTCCCAATTAAGTAAAACTCCGTCTACATCCGTAAGAATTACTTTTTCATTTTTATCAAATTTATTCATAAATTTTCCTTTCATGCCTCTTTATACTATAAAAAGGCATAAAGGTCAACCGTTAATTTAATCTTATCCCCATTTTTTTATATTGTTTATAATAATTTCTTCTATCTGTGAATTTCATTCTTACTGGATTGTTTAATCCTAATTTTGATCTTAACTTATTCCTCCCTTTTCTCTTGTTGCGTGGATCAAAGCGCGAGAATTTAGGCATGTAAGAAACTCCTTTACATAAGTTCAAAGTGCGGACCGTCGATAAATGGTCGACGTCCTTGACTCCTTCTTAAATCAACATATTTCATCATTGCATCTTCTGCAGTACCTGGATATGATCTGATATCTCCTTCAGACCAAGCAGCACCCCATTTAATGGCTACACCATGTTTTTCAGCTGCAGCTTTAAATGCATCACATATATCATCATAAACATTTATTTCCCAAACAACATCTGATCCATCATATGCAACAACATCTACAGCATGTGAATAACCAGAGTCTTGAATAAGATGTTTTGACTTCATTGTTTGTGATCTACCAGATGCTACGAGCTTTTCTTGCTCGGCTTTTGTTCGCACCCCATATGTCACACCAAAGTCGATTTTGGTCAAGCCAATGGCCGTTTCGACCACCTTAACCATATCAGGATGAACTCCTTCGAGTTTTCCTTTTGATCTACTAGACAGTTTAAACATTGATAGTATTACCTCTCCCTGAAGTTTTTTTAATTCGTTTTAAATGATCTCTCCAACCTTCACCAGCTTGTCGTAAAGGAGTTTTAGCAGCTTGGACAAAGCCAGGTGTAGTTAATTGTTGAATTAAATCTGGATCTTCTTTTAGCATTTCCTGTAACTCTACCCAAGTCATAATCACATCAAAAGACTCTTGTGTTTTTTTGTTACGTATTGTATATAGGGGCATTAGAGTAATCCTGGATATGCTTCTTCTACAATTTTTTTAGTCATACCTTTACAAGGAGGTTTCTTTTCAACCATATTTAGTACTAGTTCAGCATCAGCAGGATGGATGGATTCTAATAAATTAATGAACATACTTTCTCTTTTAACCGCAGACATATTATCTCCTTGGCCACTTTTAATAAAGTAGTTGAAGTCTGTGTTTCTTTTAATAAGATTAGATGGTGCACTTTCAGGTCGTGCTGCTTGATAAGGAGGT